AGGAGCGATTATTATCGTGATGACCCGCTGGTCTAAGCGAGACCTAACTGGACAAATCATTCAAAACTCCATCAAGCGGGACGGCGATGAATGGGAGACAATCGAGTTCCCAGCATTAATGCCTAGTGGAAAACCCTTATGGTCTGAATTCTGGAAACAATCCGAACTCGAAGCCATCAAAGCCGAAATTCCTGTCAGTAAATGGGAAGCCCAGTACCAGCAGAACCCGACCTCGGAAGAAGGGGCGATCATTAAACGGGAGATGTGGAAGATCTGGGACAAGGATCAGCCGCCGCCATGCGAATTTATTATCCAGTCATGGGACACGGCGTTTGAAAAAAGCAACAGGGCGGACTACTCTGCCTGCACGACATGGGGAGTCTTTTATAAAACCGACAATGAAGGCTTTGAAGTAGCCCATATTATTCTCTTGGATGCCTTCAAAGAACGCATGGAATTCCCTGAACTCAAGCAAAAAGCCATGGAACTCTACAAGGAATGGGAGCCTGATTCCTGCATTGTGGAGAAAAAAGCAGCGGGAGCGCCGTTGATTTATGAAATGAGGCGGATGGGAATCCCCCTGCAGGAATATACACCAGGCAAAGGTTCGGATAAAATAGCCCGTGTAAACGCTATATCCGATTTATTTGCTTCAGGCTTTGTGTGGTGTCCCGACACGAGGTGGGCGGAAGAAGTGATGGAGGAGTGCGCTTCTTTTCCCAACGGCGATCATGACGATTTAATGGACTCAACCAGCCAAGCTTTGTTAAGATTTCGCCAAGGCGGCTTTATCCGTTTAAACTCGGATGAATATGATAATGAGATTGTGCCCCGAAAAAAAGCGGCATATTACTAAGGACAATGTATGTCAATTGAAAAAAGTTTATACCAAGCCCCTGTAGGGTTAGATTCTTTAGTAGAAGAAGAACCCATTGAGATTGAGATTGTCGATCCCGAGTCTGTAACGATTGGCATCGATGGGCTGGAAATTGAAATAACACCGTCCGAGCCGTCAGCCGAAGACTTTGACGCTAACCTAGCGGAATACATCAGCGAGCTAGAACTGACCTCGATTGCGGGAGACTTGCTCGGCGATTTTGAAGATGACATTAGCGCCCGTAAAGATTGGATTCAAACCTACGTAGATGGACTCGAGCTACTAGGTATGAAGATTGAAGAGAGGTCTGAACCTTGGGAAGGAGCCTGCGGTGTATATCATCCCCTTTTATCTGAAGCTCTTGTTAAGTTTCAAGCCGAAACGATCATGGAGACCTTCCCAGCTGCGGGTCCCGTTAAAACGCAGATTATTGGTAAAGAGACACCAGAAAAGAAAGATGCCGCACAGAGAGTTCAGGACGACATGAACTACCAGCTGACGGACGTGATGACTGAGTACCGTCCAGAGCATGAAAGAATGATTTGGGGTTTAGGACTTTCAGGCAATGCATTTAAAAAAGTCTACTTTGACCCAGCATTAGACCGTCAGGTCTCGATGTTTGTTCCAGCCGAAGACATCGTGGTTCCCTATGGAGCATCCAGTCTGGAGCAAGCCCCTCGTGTCACGCACGTGATGCGCAAAACAGAAAATGAAATCAAACGACTCCAGCATGCAGGCTTTTACCGTGACGTAGACTTGGGAGAGCCTGCTACGGCACTGGACGAAGTCGAAAAGAAAATTGCGGAAAAGATGGGCTTTAGGGCGACTTCCGATGACCGTTTCAAAATCTTAGAGATGCACGTTGATTTGGATTTAGAAGGGTATGAGGACGTAGACAAGAACGGCGAACCCACAGGCATTGCCCTTCCCTACGTAATTACGATTGAAAAAGGTACCCAAGAGATACTGTCCATTCGTAGAAACTGGAGACCTGAAGATGAAAACAAACAAAAACGACAGCACTTTGTCCATTACGGCTATGTTCCAGGCTTTGGTTTTTATTGTTTTGGGCTTATCCACCTTGTCGGTGCTTTTGCTAAGTCTGGTACTAGTCTTATTCGGCAGCTCGTGGATGCAGGAACCTTGGCGAACTTGCCAGGTGGCTTTAAGACCCGTGGCTTGCGAGTCAAAGGAGATGATACCCCGATTGCGCCAGGAGAATTCCGTGATGTTGACGTACCGTCAGGAGCCATCAAAGACAATTTGATGACACTCCCATACAAGGAGCCAAGTCAGGTTTTATACAGTTTATTGGGAACAATTGTCGAAGAAGGGCGTAGATTTGCCTCTGCTGCCGACATGAAAGTCTCGGACATGAGCGCCAATGCGCCTGTCGGAACGACCCTAGCCATCCTAGAGCGGACACTCAAAGTCATGAGCGCCGTTCAAGCCCGTATCCATTACTCGATGAAACAAGAATTATGTCTTTTGAAGGACATTATTCGGGACTACACATCGGATGAGTATGGCTATGAGCCAGTAGACGGACGTGCTCGTGCCAAAAAGACTGACTATGAACTCGTTGCGGTCATTCCTGTATCCGATCCGAACGCCGCTACCATGGCGCAGAAGATCGTACAGTACCAAGCCGTGTTGCAATTGGCTCAAAATGCACCGCAAATCTACAATTTGCCCCAGTTGCACCGTCAAATGCTGAATGTTTTAGGCATTCAGAATGCACAAAAGCTGATTCCGCTGGAAGATGACCAGAAACCGCAGGATCCAATCAGCGAAAACATGAACATTCTGCGTCAAAAACCTGTTAAAGCCTTTATTTATCAGGACCATGAAGCCCATATTGCGGCGCATACAAACTTCATGCAGGATCCATTAACGGCAAAAGTCATTGGTCAGAACCCACAAGCACAAATGATGGCTGCCGCACTGCAAGCGCACATTGCCGAGCACTTTGGATTCAAGTATCGCCAGATGATCGAACAGCAATTAGGCGCACCGTTGCCGTATTTCAAGGACGAAGACGAAGACTTTATCCCAGAAGAGTACGAAGTTCAGATTTCTCGTCTGGTTGCACAGGCTTCTGCGCAAGTTCTTCAGCAAAATCAAGCGCAAATGGCGCAGCAACAAGCCCAGCAGCAGGCGCAAGATCCCATTATTCAGATGCAGCAGCAAGAATTGCAGATCAAAGCGCAGGACGTGCAGCGTAAAGCACAGAAAGATCAGATCGATGCGGCTCTCAAGCAAGAGCAGATCCAAGTTGAGCGGGAGCGGATCCAGTCAATGGAGAACATTGAGGGAGCAAAAGCAGGTGCCAAGATTGCCTTCGACAAAGACAAGCTTGACCGTAGCAGCGAGATGGAAGCAACCCGCATGGGCGTGGACATTGCCAAGGCAAGAGACCTAAAAAGGGGTAGTTAATGACAGAACTTGATGTATTGATCCTCCAATTGAACGAAAAGATTGACCAAGTCAAGGAAGCCGCAGCGAGCGGCAACTTTGAACGGTTCGAGGATTACAAAAAAACTTGCGGTGAGATTCGAGGTCTGCTGATCGCAAGGGGATACGTATTAGACCTCAAAGACAAACTGGAGAAATCGGATGACTAGTCCAATCGACTTAGGAAAGGCAGTAGATCTTACGCAGCTGCTTGACAAGTCTAGTGAACAAAAAGCAACACAATTACCAAAACCGTCTGGGTATCGCATTTTGTGCGCTATTCCAGAACAGGAAAAAGAGTATGAAAGCGGCATTGTTAAGGCAGACGAAACGGTGCGAAACGAAGAAACACTGACGACAGTGCTCTTTGTTGTTGATCTTGGACCTGATTGTTACAAAGACACGAACCGTTTTCCAAGTGGTCCATGGTGCAAAAAAGGCGATTTTGTCCTTGTTCGCCCCTACGCTGGCAGCCGCTTGGTGATTCATGGACGTGAATTCCGCATGATCAACGATGATTCTGTGGAAGGTATTGTGGACGACCCCCGTGGTATTAAACGAAAGTAAGGAGAAAACGAATATGGAACAGAAAGAATATAAATTCCCCGATGAACAAGATGATTTTCAGGTTGAAATCGAGGATGACACCCCAGCAGAAGACCGTGATAAAAAACCGTCTGAGGCAGAGTTCGTAGAATCATTGGAAAACGATGAATTAGACGAGTATTCAGCCGAAGCCAAGAAGAAAATTGCTGGTTTCCGTAAGATTTACCACGATGAGCGCCGTGCCAAAGAGGCGGCAGACCGTGAACGTCAGGAAGCCATTGATCTAGCTAAAAAGTTATACGAAGAAAACAAAGCCCTAAAAGGCAGAGTTAATTCGACCGAGAAGGTAGCTGTTGATTCTTACAAGATTACCGCCCAGCAAGAGATGGAGATTGCCAAGCGGGAATACAGAGAGGCATATGAAGCTGGCGATTCGGAAAAATTAGTAGATGCACAGGAAAAAATGACATCCGCTAGGATTAAGATGGACAGAGCCAATAATGCGGCTGAAAACATCGATAATCGAAAGGCTTTACAAGAGCGAGAAAATGATGTACAAATACAACAAGTTCGCAAGCCTGTCGTGCCTGACACGAAAGCAGCAACTTGGCAAGAGAGAAACAATTGGTTTGGTCAAGATGACGAAATGACCAGTCTAGCGTTGGGACTCCATGAAAAGCTTGTCAAGGAAAACGGCATGGCATATGCAACAACTGACGAGTATTACAGGCGCATAGACGAAACTATGCGAAAGCGGTTCCCTGAGAATTTCGAGGACGTAGAAGACGAAAAACCTCAGTCTAGATCGAAACCTAGCACTGTTGTAGCTCCAGCAAGCCGCAGCACATCTTCGAAAAAGATAAAGCTGAACACTTCGCAGCAAAGCATTGCTAAGAGGTTAGGACTTACCAATGAGCAGTACGCCCGTGAACTTATGAAAATGGAATCTTAAAATGACTACGACCAGAACTACCCGTGAAATTGAAACCCGTGAAACTGCGGAACGTCCTAAACAGTGGATGCCTGCAGAATTGTTACCAGAGCCAAGGAAGATCCCTGGTTATCGGTACCGCTGGATTCGAGTTGCAACGCTAGGAGCGGCTGACCCACGCAACGTCTCAGGAAAAATGAGAGAAGGTTGGGAAACAGTGCCGATTGAAGAGCAACCAGAAATGCAACTGTTAGTTGATCCCAATAGTCGTTTTAAGGACAACATTGAGATTGGCGGATTATTGTTATGCAAAACTCCAGAAGAGTTTGTTGAGCAGAGAAACAGACATTATGCCCAACAAGCAAATGCTCAGATGGACGCTGTAGACAATAGTTTAATGCGTCAAAGTGATCCACGGATGCCGCTCTTTAATGAGAAGAAATCCACGGTAAGCTTTGGCAAAGGTTAATTTTTTTAATATTTAGGAGATTTAAATGGCTTATCCAACCGTTTCAGCTCCCTATGGCTTTAAGGCTATTAACCGTGTAGATGGCATGCCATATGCTGGCGCAATTCGTCAAATTCCGATTGCATCAGGATATACAACTGCTATTTTCAACGGTGACCCAGTTATTATCGTCACAGGCGGCACAATTGAGCGTTCAGCTGCATCAGGCGCAGTTACCACTGGCAACCCAGTAGGTGTACTCGTAGGCTGTCAGTACACAAACTCGTCTGGTCAAACAGTACAGGCACAATACTTCCCAGGCGCTGGCGTAACTAACGCTATTGCTTTTGTGGTAGATGATCCTTTGGCGTTGTTTAAAGTAGCCGTAGCCTTTGCTAACGCAGTGGTTACTACTGTTACTCAAGCTGCTGTTGGTACAAACATGTCCTACAATCTCGGTACTGGTTCAACCATTACTGGTGATTCTGGCGCATTTGTAACTGCTGCTTCTGGCGCAAACACATCAACCCTTCCATTCCGAGTAATCGCTGTTGTTCCCGAGACTGCTACATCTTCAACGACCTTCACTGAAGTTCTCGTTAAGATTAACAATCACGAGTACAACACCGCTCTCGGTAACAACTTAAGCTAAGGAGCAATTAAATGGCTATTTCACGTGCACAACTACTGAAAGAGTTGCTCCCAGGTCTGAACGCATTGTTCGGTCTTGAGTACGCAACATACGGCGAGCAACACAAAGAGATCTACGAAACTGAGACCTCTGAGCGTTCGTTTGAAGAAGAAACAAAGCTATCAGGTTTCTCCGCAGCACCTGTTAAAAACGAAGGCTCAGCCATCGCTTATGACAATGCTCAAGAAGCTTTCACAGCTCGTTACAACCACGAAACTATCGCACTTGGCTTCTCTTTAACAGAAGAAGCAATCGAAGATAACTTGTATGACAGCCTATCAGCTCGTTATACAAAGGCTTTGGCTCGTGCTATGGCTTACACAAAGCAAACTAAAGCAGCTTCCGTTCTAAACAACGGTTTCACTGGTGGTCAGTATGCTGGTGGTGACGGCGTAGCGTTGTTCTCAACACAACATCCATTAGTTTCTGGTGGCGTAAACAGCAACACTTTCTCTACACCTGCTGACTTGAATGAGACTTCTTTGGAAGCTGCTGTTATTCAAATCGCTGCATGGACAGACGAGCGTGGATTATTGATCGCTGCTAAACCTAAGAAATTAGTTGTTCCACCTGCACTCCAGTTCGTAGCTACACGTCTTTTAGAG